GTCATGTCGCCAAAGCCAAAGGTATTACTCAGCTTGCTACTGATACAGGGCTTAACCGTGAGAGCCTTTACAAAGCCTTGTCCGGTAAAACGCAACCTAAATGGGATACCGTCCATCGCATCATCAAGGCTTTGAATATTAATTTGCATATTGCTGCTTAACACCAGTTCACGCTCGATTTAGGCACAGTCATATTGCGTTTTTGTTGAAACTTACCTTCACGCATGATTAACGTGTCTTTATGCCTCATGGCTTTAGCTTGTATGCCAAATGTTTTTTCTATCATCTCTGTAAACTCGTGCATTTTCAGTCAGGAAGCGGCTTTCATAATGACGTAATCGTTGTAGTCGCATTTACGTCCATAATCTTCAACGGTTTCTTGATTGACTAAAGTAACAACTCGAACGGTTTTTCCCTCTTTTACCTTTAACCGATTTGCTAAGTCATAAGCGGCTTTCTGGCCGGTAAAACTTTCATCCGCATCGGCATAAATCCAAACGACTTTTACGCTCTCAGGAATAACGATATTGACCATTGCTTGTGCTGATCCTGCTGCCCAACAATGAACGCCTTGATCCTGTCTTACTGATAACGCAGTTTCTATGCCTTCCGTAATAGCCAGCACTTCTTCAGCTTCAAACAATCTAACAGCGCTCCCTACCAATGGGCGCATAACCGGCAGAATCTTTTTATCTGTAGGCACAGGCGCTTTCTCCCCGTCTTTAGTCAAGTAAGTGATGTGAAGGGTTGATACCTCACCCACTGGCGTCCTAAAAACTGACACCATTGCCGGATAAGTCCCAGTCTTAACGCCATCCTCCCAATAATCTAATTTAGGATGTTCGTAGCAATCAGCATCGGGTAAAACTGTTATGCCTCGTTTTGCAAGGTACAAAAAAGTAGCTGTGTCAGGCGTGATATGTTTTAACCCTGCATGAATCTTGCGTATTCTTGCCTCTGCTTGTTGTGTATCGGCAGGCTTTACAATTTGTAGTGGTGTCGTCATAACAGTTGGCCTGATTAAGTTAGTTGTTTCTTTAAATGACAATCCGGTGTGTTCAATAGCCATATCAATCGGTTGCTTATGTCCACATTGTGAGCAGTAATAAAACTCTTTGGCTCTATCCCATCTGGCTCTGTCCTTACCGCCACAAAATAAGCAGGGCTGATGCTTGCCATTAAATAGCCTTGCATCAATGCCCAAATTAGTTAAAACACCACTCCAGCGACCAGCACATTCTTGCTTGATATCAACTCTCATGCCGCTGCCCTCTTAGCAAAAGCAATATGACTATGCTTTATATAACCAATCGTCTCTGGGCTGGGTGCTATGGGTTGTGCGCTGTTCTTTCCGTGTGGCCATTCGTTAAATTTCTTTCTGAAAATAGCCAGGGCAAACTTACTGCTTTTACCGTTCTGTTTGGCATACCCTAATAGCTCGGCATAAAACGTTTTTTTATCAACGGAGCGTATCTTTACAACCTCTTTCAAGTCTGCCTGATGTATCGGTACGGGCATACCTTGTGGAATAGACTCATAGCCACAGTTTGGGCATGAACGTCTTGACCTGAATACCGTTCCGCAATCACCACAAATAATGTCTTTTGGCTCTTTCTTTTCTTCTTTTGTCTTTTTATTCCGATCCTCGACTGACTCTTTGCCATCAAGTGACCACTCAAAGTCATCGGTTGCAAATCCAAGTCTTTCGATAATGCCAGCGTGATCTATAACAATACCGTGTGTCTTACCCTTACAGATTCGTGTGACTCTGCCCAAACACTGTAAATACATCGCTATCTTGCGGGTAGGACGTGCCAACACCACACATTCCAAGTTAGGTATGTCGATACCGACTGACACAATGCCAACATTCACAATAACTTTTGTTTTACCGGCACGAACCCTGTCAAACATTTCCTGCCGTTGTTCATCTGGTGTATTGCAATCAACATATTCGGCTGAATAACCATGACTATTAAATTCATCACAAATATGCCTCGCGTGTGATTGCGAGCTGGCAAAAATAACAGTGCTTTTATCTCGTGCTAAACGTTGCCAGTTATCAAATATGTCACCGATCAGCTTAGGTTTGTCCATCACATCACCAAGCTGTGATTCTCGCCAGTCACCGTCTTTGCCTAGCAATAATCCACTTAAATCAATATCAGGACGGGCGTAATACTTCAATGGCGATAAAAACCCAAGTTCTGTTAATTTACCCAATGTCACTGTCTCAACAATCGAATCGTAAAATAATCCTAAACTCTGTTTGTTCGGTGCTACCGGTGTCGCTGAGAAACCTATAACGAATGGATAACGCGCAAATAATTCCAGTTTCTTTGGTGTAAACTGCAAGTGCATCTCATCCACGATCAAGCAATCACCTTCTATAAACTTCAATGTTTCATTTGCCATCCTTTTCGTATAAGTATCAATACTCACTATCTGGCATCTAGGCATCAGAAACGGCTTAACTCCACTCATTACTACGCCATGATTAATGCCCCAACCAGTGAATGAATCACTTAGTTGTTTTACTAATGAACGTCTGGGTAACACAATCACAACACGTTGAGTGCCTGACTTCTTCTCCAATAAAGAGGCTACTAACTCGCCAATCATGATGCTCTTACCGCTACCGGTAGGCGCACAAGAAATGATCCGTCTATTGCCCAGCATGGCTGATGCTCTTATGGCATCATTCTGTACTTGCTGATATTCTCTTAAAATCATATAATTACTCCGCTGTTTACGATAAAGCCCACGTTTACTTTCGCGAGTCTGTGGGCTTTGTTTTAATTAGGCTTCTTCAACCACCAAGTCACACTTAGCTTCTTGCTAATATTGCAAATCTTCATCTTTCCCTGCTCTAACTGCTTAATCTCCGGTAATCGTCTGGCTAACATGTAGCGATCCAGTCCAGTTATGTCGCATAACTCTTTACTGGTTAATCCTTGATGCTGTTTTACCGCTGCAAGACACTGTGAACGCTGCGTGCCAGCTATTCCGCTTGCCTCGATCTCTATCCCTGCCAAGTGAGATGACAATGGGTCGTTAATGTGTGCATTGGTCGCAATGTCTATAAACATATTCACTCTCTTGGTTAGGGCTGAAATGTCATCTAAAACCTCTTATCAGGTGGAGTGCTGGGTAAATATTCCCTAACCCCAAATAAATGAGTTTGAAGGAAACGGGCGATTAAAATCGTGCCGTACTTAGGTCATTACTACATGCCTAAGCTGATATGCTCCCCTCGTAGTGAAGGCCGTATGCCGCATATCCCACTACATCAGACTTGCTGTTAAATCACTTTGAGTCCGGATAACCGACTGATCTCAATCTCGTTTAACAGTGTTTTTAGGCGTTTTGCGACCCGATTTACTTTACGGTGTCACTACTGTCCAACTGACAATGTGTCATTCCAAGCACCGCACTTTACTTGCTCCGAGTAGTGCGTATTCCCTATTAAGCTATGTCCTCGTCCTCTGTCTTTCGACCGTCTCCTAACATAGCCATCAATAAAACTTAATTTTTTACAAACCGTCCAAATTTGGATTGAAAACACACATGTCTGCGCTGGTTTTCAATAATGTCCATCTCTGTTGCTTTAGGCGATAACTCAAAGCCTCTGCCGAATGTATTGGTCTGAGCTTTACGAGGACGCAAAGACAAACTTGCTGCCCTCTTATCCCCTGCTATGTTTCTTTTCTGTTCGCTCATTTCGCTAGACTACTTTTCAAAAAGTTCAATTTATTTTGCAGACGAATCGAGCTTCACTCTCGTCCTTTCACTGCACCAGGTATGCGGTTAATATGTAGTTGTGGAACTGCCCATGCCAACTCTCTCTCTATTAACCAGCGTACCCACTCCGCGCGAGTCTTAAAGCCGTACGATCTGGCAGTAACTAGAGCGTTGTCATGGGTGTCCTCATCAACTGAAGTTTTTATTTCGTAGTCGAGTGCCATAGTTATTTACCAAAAATGTCGGGACGGATTTCTTCTCGTGGGAACTCTTCACGAAGATCATGTAATGGGATACCAAAATGCTCAGAAACTCGAAAACACTCAGCAAGAGGAAGTTTTCTTCTCCCCTTTTTGAGACTCGAAGCCCATCCCTTGGTTTTTCCAAGAAAATTGGCTAATTCATTTGTTTTAATTTGACTGATCATATGGGTTAAATATACCAAATGGTAGATTATTAATCAATACCTTTTGGTAGTTGTATTTAATTATTTGTTTGGTAATGTGGGAGAAATGAAAGAAGTGACTGAAATTAGGAAAATAAACTTAAAAAAACTTGAGGCAAAATATGGTTCGCAGGTAGCGCTCGCCGAAATTCTTGATACCAGCACAGCCCGTGTTAATCATTTATTGACTGGTCAAAGAAATATTGGCGAAAAAACAGCTAGAAAGTTTGAAATATTGCTAGGTAAGCCATCTGGATGGATGGATACATTAGATTCAATTGCACAGTTACCATCATCTAACATACTCGATAAATTCAACCAACTCTGCCCAGATCAGCAACGTGAAGTAACTGAATTTATTGACTTTAAATTATCTCAAAAACCTGCAAATAAACCCTTGACAGCTCAACCGGAAAATGTGGGGGGGGTGAACCTGCATGATCCCTTATCTGCTTATAAAAGACGACAGAATCAAGCAGCAGATCAGCCATTTTGTGATGCAGTAAAAAGGGATATTGAAGATGCACAAAAAAAAGACGCGGTCATAAAGGAGGAAAATGGCAACACACTTACCTGAATGTAATTACTGATCCGCTGAATAAAAAAGATAGATAAGTTATACAGTGAAAGTGACATTGATAAATTTACTTCATTACTCTAAAATTAACTTATAGGTTAAAATGAAACTTAAAGTTTTACATGAATCGCCATCATCGCACTGTAAGGTTGTCGCTATAATGGATGGTGATTCTTGCGAGATTGACGAGTTTTTTAATGACCTTGCTGATAATTATCAAGCAAGTGCTGCTGGATTATTTAGATTGATTGAGCAAATTGTAGAGCGTGGGATAGATGTTTTATCAGCTAAGCAATGTCATCAGGTCGATAAAAATAATAAAATTTCTGAATTAATTAAAGGCGATATACGTCTATTATTTTTTAAAGGGCATGGCGATACAATAATTGTAACAACTCACGCATTTATAAAAAAGACACAAAAGACAACTGATAAAGATAAAAATAAAGCTATTAGACACAAAAAAGCCTATCAGTTGGCGCATGATAAGAATCAAATTATTTATGTTAAGGATGAGGAATAATAATATGGCATTAAAATCTTTTAAAAAATTACTAACTGAAGCTAAGCAAAGAGATAGATACTGGGTTGAAAAGGCTAAGCTTAATTTTTCCATTGAATTAACTAATTTCTTCAAAAAAAGCGGCATCACTCAGACTTCACTAGCTGAAAAGCTAAATACTAGCCCAGCCTATATAACTAAAGTATTTAGAGGTGATGCTAATTTTACTATAGAAACAATGGTTAAATTAGCACGATCGGTAGACGGAGAACTGCAAATACATATTTCACCAAAGCAATCTAATGAGCAATGGTTTGATGTTTTAAAATCCCAGCAATTACCTAATAAAGATACTACCAGTGAATGGGTAAAGCAAAAAAGGAAAACTGATGAGCGAATTTCCACTACGGCTTGAGAGCTATTTTTTTACCCATCAAGAGGCTATAGCTAATCCTGAATTCTTGCAAAATGCAGATAAAAAACCGTCTATTGATATTATTGTTAATGGTGGAATAATTCGTTTAGATGATAGCAATAATGGGTATAGATACGGTTTAACAGTTCATGTTGAGCTAGATAAAGAAAAAAGCGAAAACTCACCCTATTTTTTTTCTATAACTGCATTTGGTATTATTTCAATAAAACCAGATGTGCAAAATTATCAAAGCATAGAAAGTCTTGTTGAAACATCAGGAACACAATTACTTTTAGGAGCTATTCGAGAGCGATTAGCGGATATGACGTCACGCGGTCCTTGGACATTTGTACAATTAGATTTCATACCATTGACAATGAAACTAGATTCCTGATTTTAAAAATAACCACCCAATCCCCTATCAAACCCCTTAACTGGGGTTTTTTATTGCCTATCAAAAATAAATACCTCAATTAATCAGATACTTATGGTTTTATGTGTTATTTTGTTTGAAAAATATACCAAATGATATTGACAGTATGTTTACCAATTGGTATATTATTTTCCAACGAAACGGAAAATCCCCGTAGAAGGATTGCAAGGCCGGTGAAATACTCCGATAGACCTTAGCAGGAAATCGTCTTTATAAGACTTGGTATGTTAGTTCTACGGGGGTAGCCTTTCGTGCCAAGTCTTATAACCTCGAAGGGTTGCTCCTAGCCTATTAAGGCACATTCAAACCCTCATTTCGGTGAGGGTCTTTTTGGGAGATAAGAATTTACGGCTGGTGTCCTCTCGCACCATAAAAAGACGGGAGTTAGTGTAGTCATTAATTAACATAACTGCCGTAATTGCTAACCCAGACCGGCTAAGTGTCTGGGGTTTATAAGACTGTCTATCTCGATAGATTGTTGTGAGAGGCTTGCTGTCTTGGTAGGCAGTCTTATGAATACATCTTACCTGTTCAACACATTCGCTTGTGTGGAAACGCTGGGAGGCCATTGAGAGCATGGCAATCAATAATAATTATCGGAGAAATAAACATGGCTATTCACTATCCAGTAAAAGACTTTGCATCTAAGCAACGTCAAGAATTCATCAAAGAACAAGCTAAGAAAGTATTTAAACCAGAGCGAGTGATTGTTGAAGAATACGAGGAGTTTCATTACGAACCAGAAAGCGACAATAAATTTTTGGTTGCCATGATTATTGGCATTGTTCTAATCATGAGTTTGTATTTAGTAAACACCCAAGCCAAGGCTGAAGGCAATGCAATGCCAATTAGTCCAATGAGCTTAGTTGATGCTTGGGGGAATGAATAATGTCAACTTCAGTTTCTATTCATCACATACAAGACCTGAAATTTCAGCAAGAAAACTTATTCATGCCGGATGACTCACTCATTCGCTTAATGCGTGTTACTGCTGTTGATAAAAAAGGTGTTATGAACGAGATCACTTTGTATCTGACTGAAAACTGCCAGATCGAGGAGCTGATTAAATGATCAGATGGATTATGCAAATCTTGGCCAAGGCTGACTTTGATAACCATCGCGAGCCAAGATTCACAAACAAACATTACTTAAACGAATACGGCAACCTGTACGCCAATACAGAAAGCCAAACACATTATACAGAGGTTTATGATGACTATTTATAAGAAATTGCAAGAAGCACGAATACGCTTGCAAGCAACACCACTTAACAAGTCTGGTGTTAATGCTTTTGCCAAATACTCTTACTTTGAGTTAGGTGATTACCTGCCTCAGATTCAAGCCATTTTTAATGATGTTGGCTTAACTGGAATTATCAGCTTTGGTGTAGAGCTGGCAGAGCTAAATATCTTTGAGCATGAAGGTGACGGCAAAATAACCATTACTTCTCCTATGTCATCAGCCTCGCTTAAAGGATGTCATGATGTCCAAAATCTTGGAGCAGTACAAACCTATCAAAGACGTTACTTGTGGCAGTCGGCATTGGAAATAGTCGAGCATGACGCATTAGACGCAACAACAGGACAGGAAAAACAACCTGACTATAAAGCCTTGCTGGAAACCGCAAAGAATGTGTCACAGCTGGGTTCAGCATGGCAAATGATACCCAAGCCCATGCAGCCTAATTTCGTTGAGATTAAAGACGAAATGAAAGCTAAATTAACCGAGGTAGCAGCATGAGTATTATTCATTTTGATATTGAAACCATCCCTAGCCAAGCTGATGGTGCAGTTGAAGCTATACGCGAAAATATCAAACCGCCTGCCAGTATGTCAGTGCAAGCCACGATTGATAAGTGGTATGCCGAGAAAGCTGATGATGCAGCCAATGAACAACACAGAAAGCAGTCATTTGATGGCGCATTAGGCGAAATTATTTCAATAGCCTGGGCGCTGGATGATGGTCCAGTTAATGTGAACTACCGGTCTGATGATAATGAAGCTGGATTATTACGCAGCTTCTTTGCAGATATTAACGACCTGACTGACAAGTATGGTCAAAAGGTCCACATCTCTACTTGGTCAGGGCATTACATCACAGGATTTGATTTGCGGTTTTTATGGCAACGCTGCGTCATGCTCGGTGTTAGACCAACTGTGCATATTCCGTATGAGGCCAAGCCTTGGGACTCAAAAGTGTTTGACACAAAAGTAGCTTGGACTGGAACAGGTCAATACTCAGGGATTGGTAGCTTAGATGCACTCAGCAAAGCATTTGGCATGGAAGGTAAAGGCGACATTGACGGCAGTAAAGTCTATGACTATTGGCTTGATGGTCGCATTGAAGAAATTGCAGAGTACAACAAGCAAGATGTTGAGAAATGCCGAGAGCTATACAACAAGATGAACTTTATAACCAATGTATCTCCATGCTTAATTTAAAAGTGAGGATTTATGAACGAGATAGACGAATCATTTTATGAGCCTGAAGAAACGCTGATGACTGTATTAGTCAACAAAGCAAATTTAGGCATACAAGAAATTATTATTGATTTAGTAATGACAGGTTTTAGTTTTTCGCGCACCAATGCTGAACGACTAATTAACTTGAATTTTTCAGAGAATTTTAAAGAGGAGTACAAATGAGTAATGTATTTAGTTTTACCGGCACTGTCGGCAGAGATGCTGAGGTTAGATATTCACCATCGGGTGTTGCTATTTTAAATGTCACAGTAAATAGTAAAAATCTGGGTAATTTTTAATGGGAGCTTTTATTAATGAGACTGGAAATATATATGGACGCTTGACTGTTATTAGCAAAGATGTAGCCGCAAGTTCTGGGTGTATAAAATGGAAATGCAGTTGTTCTTGTGGAAATATTGTTAGTGTTCGTGGCGATAGCTTAAGGAGCGGCAATACTTTATCGTGTAAATGTTTGAATAATGAAAGAGCTTTAGATTTATTTACTAAACACGGGATGAATAAAACACCAACCTATATATCGTTTTATAACATGTTACACAGATGCTACCGATCTTCTCATAAAAATTTTAATAATTATGGAGGAAGAGGGATAAAGGTTTGTGATAGATGGAAAGATTCTTTTGATAATTTTTTTTCTGATATGGGAGAAAAGCCAACAGGAATGACCTTAGACAGAATTGATAATGACAAAAACTATGATCCAAATAATTGCCGTTGGGCTACACAAAAAGTACAAAACAGAAATACCAGTAGAAATACAAATTTAGTATTTAATGGCGAAACAAAATGTATTACTGACTGGGCGAAATTATTAGGCATATCAGAGTACACATTAAGAGCAAGAATAAACAGGCTAAAGTGGAGCGCAACTAAAGCTCTATCAACTCCAGTTCAAATTCAACTTAAACAAATTAAATAAAGGAAAATAATGTCAAACATTTTTAGCGGATTAGTAAGAATTGGATCTGATCCAGAATTAAGATTTATTCCAAGCGGTAAAGCTGTATTAACTTTTTCAGCGGCAAGCACTACAGGATATGGTGATAAGCAAAAAACATTATGGCTTAGGGTTACATATTGGAATAACGCAGAGAAAATGAAAGAGTTTTTAATAAAAGGCAATCAAATTCTAGTTTCCGGTGAGCTTACTCAAAGTGAATACAAAGCTAATGATGGCACAACCAAGACCAGCCTTGAACTTAATGCCAATATCATTGACCTGATTGGCAAAAAAGACGGAGCAACGCAACAACGTCCTGCACCAGCTCGACAAGCAGCTGCTGATGACTTTGATGATTCAATACCATTTTGACGTATGGTTATAGATCACAGTAAATGGATATCCAGAACAGAGACGGCTGTTTTATTTGAAGTAGATAAGACAACCGTTGAGCGCTGGGAAAGATTAAAAAAAATGCCATACAAATCAGTCAATATCAAAGGCACAAATTATTACAACAGACAAGAAATGTTAGATTTTAAAGCCTCTGGTGGTAGTCAAAAGACCAAATGTGGAAGGCCAAGGGGTTATGTTGTTATACCAGATGAGCAGAAAGAAAAAGATGAAAATGATGATATTTGGATGATAAGGAAAAAACAACCTTGCTTTGAGTATCCAGAACATCTAATTAATTTTTATCAACCATCCAGGTTAAATCGTAATTGGGATATAGATAGGTTATTAAATGCTAGTGACTAGAGACTATATAGCAACAAAGCATGGACTAACTAAGCAACAACTCGTTACTAAGTTTAAAAAGACATGGCGTGACTTCCCATGCCATGTTGCTAAAGAAGGTAAGATTTTATTATACGATGAAGAAATTGTTGATAAGTATATTGAATCAAAGAAAGTCTACAAGAAGCCCAAGCCAGAGAAAAAAGTACCGGTTCTGCGCTTAGGCGGAGTCAGCCGAGTAGACAACTACTTTGGCAATCAGAAATTCTTAAGAGTGGAGGTAAATTTTGAAACTTTATGAGGTGTGGAATGAGCATTGAAAGAGAGTTATTGAAAGGGTGGTTATGCATAGCCCCGTTCTGGATAGACCCTGCTTATATGAAAATGTATGAAGATACAAAAAAACTTCTCGCTGAGCCTGAGCAAGAGCCTATAGCATGGATACTAAAAGAAACTGGAACTGGGTACAAAACGCAAGTAGCTTGGAGACCATCTGTTTTAAAAAAAGGATGGGAAGCAATACCTTTATACCCACAGACACTATTGGAGTAGATGATGAAAACATTTGCCTTTAGATTTATTGATGATGAAGGTATGCCAACTGGGTATTACGGAGTGGTTGGTGCAAATTCTGAACGTGATTTGTTTTGGAGCATTGATGAATTTGGCGATCCTTATCAATGTGAACTTCAAAAATTATCTAATATTGGATTTTGTCTAAAATTGTCTAAAGGATTTTTGGATGATGATTGTTGGATGGATGAGCCTTATTCTGCACTAGAGATTAGTGAAAATATCTTAAGTACATTTATATCACCTGAAAAATTTAGAAAAGCAGTTTGGTCAAAAGAGATGATTGGAAATTTATATTCTAGGCAAGCATCATGAAAACATCTGAAGCATTATTCAAACAGTACGGTAAAAAGTTTATTCCTGCTGAAATGATAATTCCAGAATATTGGGGTTATCGTTGTGACGAAATTGGTGATATAACTAAACTGGTTAAAAAAGATAAATTGAATGGATTAAAACCAGTTAGGTTAGGTAAAAACTACATGGTAGATATAGAAAATTTAGCTGATGTTTTAGATAGAATTAGATAACAAAACCTGTGGATAAGTATGAACGGTACGCCCCTAGTACACCTGAAACGCCACATGACGCATTATATATGGCGTATTTGTCCAATCTAGCATTGGGGCAACACAGAAGCGATGCCGCGTAAAATCTAGGTTTTCCATGTGTTTATAAGTAATAAAAAGTAATTGTATTTCACTATCGTTACGCCTATAGTACGCCTGACATTATTAGGCGTACTCAAAATGGCAACTATTACAAAAAGAACTAGGGCAGATGGAAGCATTGTTTATAAAGCTGAGATCGTTATTAAAAAAGATGGCGTAATTATACACAGGGAGTCAAAAACTTTTGATAAAACTAAATTGGCAAAAGATTGGAGTATTCGTAGAGAAGTCGAACTACAAAATACTGATGTCTATGCCAAGAAAGATTATCTTTCGATTGGTACTTTAATAGATGAATACATAAACCTGTTCAGCCCAGAAGGTCGTACTAAGAAATCAGACTTAAAAGGATTAAGGACTAGAGATATTTGCAAGATTGATGTCCATAAACTAACAGTCAAAGATGTAGTTAAGCACATACAACTAAGAAATGAAGTTTGTAAGCCTCAGACAGCTAAGAATGATTTGATATGGTTATCCGGTGTCATTCAAACCATGTCTGGTATGCACAAGCTAGAATTTAACATGGGTATTTTTGATGAAGCCAGAAGAATACTAAGCGAACATGGTCTTATTGCATCATCTGTGGCAAGGGATAGAAGGCCTACCAAGGAGGAGTTGTGGGAGCTATCTAGGCACTTTGATGGCATGAATATACCAATGCTTCACCTGATGTGGTTTGCGATCTATTCAGCCCGTAGACAGTCTGAGATTATGCGTATTAAATGGGAAGATATTCGACATGAAGATAGAACCTATGTTGTCTACGGATTAAAAGACCCATTGAAGCGCGTTATTAACAAAAGAGCAAAGATGCCCTTGAGTGCTTATAAAATCATCATGAAGCAACCGAGGATTGATGAGCGTGTCTTTCCTTATACTACTAAGACTATTTGCACTTACTTTACTAATGCCTGTCGCTTGCTACAGATAGATAATCTGCATTTTCACGATCTGCGCCATGAAGCTACCAGTCGTCTATTTGAAAAAGGATTATCGATAGTTGATGTGCAACAAATCACTTTACATTCGAGCTGGAAAACTTTGCAGAGATACTGCAATACCAATCCAGGGGATATTGATATTTAGGGGGATTATGAAAAAACTATTTAATTGGTTTAAACCAGAACATAAATGTTACCGATTTAAAGAGTACACTAAACTTAATTTAAAGATTTGTGAATATTGCTATAAACATCTCAAAATGTGGGATTAATTTGCAACATTTTCATCCCTTGACTTATAGGAAAACATATGAAAACTTTTATCGCTTTACTGTTATTCAGCAACACTGCTTTTGCAGTTTCTCTTGTAGCACCTGACGGAACCTATTTAGGTGAGTTATCGAGTAATCCTTACGCCATAAACTCAACAAGTAATCCCTATGGGCCTTATGGCTCTGTTTATTCGCAGACAAGCATTAATAATCCTTACTCCCAATATGGCTCTAAATATAGCCAGCAATCGCCTAATAACCCTTATGGCGGCTTTGGTGAGCCACCGCGCCACGATGAAATTGATCCAAATATGCCTGTGCCACCGGGAATGATTCCAGAGTAATTATTGCCTCATCATCTCATTACCTGTCTGGAGTCCTGATTGTCGTGTTAAAAACTCTAAAAGCCCTTTTCTCGACACTCCTGGCAAAGATTCTTTTGATAAGTCTAGGAGTCCTTTTGACAGGTAACCTCCGTCTTTCAGCATTAATTTTGCTGCTTGCTTGGGTAGCAATACAGCTCCAAGCATAGACGCACCAGCACCACCTAAAGCATCTATTGGATCATGAGTATAAGCAAAATCAGCTCCGCCACCTAAAGCACCAGCACCCGTTAATAGCTTTGCCATTGCTGCAATTTGTGGCGAGTTTGAGGTAGGCATAGGCGGTATAAACTCCTTACCTACCTTAGCGATGTTATTTAACTCTTGTGGACCATTGCCATAAATAACACTGTCAGGATTGCGCTGCTTTAAGCCATTCATTAATAGATTAGGGCTTATTTCTCCGGTAGTCGGATTAACGCCTTTCTCAATTGACTTCATGACCGACCAGTCATTATTAGCCTTAGCCCATTTAGCCGCATCTTCTGGTGATACACTTCTACTCATTGCAGAGTCGATAGAATCACGAATACCTTTTAATGAATCTGCCTCTGCTGGATTAGAGTTCTTAAGTGACTTGTACTGCTTATCTAACATGGATCGGGTGTTTTGATAGCCCTGACCACTAAAGGTGCTTCCTACTGGTTGATTAAATTCTTGTAGATATTGAGAAATAATCGGACGTTTATTCACATCCATAATGTTCATGTTTCTATCGCTTCCAATAGCATCCAGAGCATTTTTTAGCTTTTGATCGACAGTTATATTATTTCTTGATGAAACATCGGTATAGTCGCCTGATATGCGCCTTTTCATATCACCCATAGCTGAGGCGTTATCCGCATTTTCACCGCCTTGCTTAAATAATGCTTTTTGCCATGCTGTGCGTTGTGCGTCTTTGGCCTCCTGTTGCATAACCGACGAAGAAGGCAAAAAATCTAACGCTTTATCCATATATTTTAGCGTCTGATTTCCTGTAGCTTGGGCTGCATTTAATTTAATCCCTAAGTCATTAGCTTGCTGTATTAATTTATCTTTAATCGGACTCGCTATTTTCTTAAATGGATTGAGCAAAAACTCTGCCGTCTTACCTACGCCCTCACCGACTCCAGCGCCTATTGTTCCGTAATTGAACGCATCGGCTCTTTTGTTGGTGTCGCCCGGTGTTGTTAATGCCTCTATCACCCCAGACCCAACTGCTCTTGCTGGAGCAGAAGCCAAGCCCCCAACAGGAGCCGTCATCACCATATCAGCCCCCATCTGACCACCTTGCGCCCAAGGTCTCTCATTAACCCACTGTTGTTCGGCTGCACGTTTATCTAAATCTTCTTGGGTAGCAAATGGGTTTAATGCCGTCATCGCTTGATTGCCACGATTAGCAAAGCCTCGTACAGCATCCATAACAGGATGACTATCTATTGGCACATCAATGTTAAGTGCTTTGTAGGCTTGCGCTAATCGAGTCGCTGCTTCCGTGTCACCGGCTGCGTGTGCGTTTTGTAAAGCAATACCAATCTCTTCTTGGGTCGCCATTATTTAGCTCCGTAATGATTAACCAGATCATCAATAGACGGTTGCGATTGAGGCGCTTGTGGCTGCTGAACACCGCCATTTGCTCTAACTTTAAGCCGATCAGTAGCACCCAAAATGACCTTATTAAAATCTTGCAAACTCTTCTTGAACGTATCTTCTGTTTGAGAAGTCTGTAATCTGGCTAGGGCTGCTGTTGCTTTTTCTCCCTCTGGTTGCGTGACTGCACCGCCGCCCTTTAGTTTTTGAAATGCCTCTAGGAATGCTGCGCCTTTTAATTGCTCAAGACGCGCCTTAAAATCAGCTTCTTTAGTGCCAGGGAAAGGCATCACCCCCCAAAAGTTAGGCATACCAACCACGCCCGGTAAGCCATCATGATTTATTAGCTCATTTATTTGCTTACTTAACTGTTCAGCTGTTGCCAAAGATCCGGGTAAATCAATCAGGGCTTTTGCTTGTGCCTCACCGTTAATTTCACCTGTCTTTTGTTGGTTGTATTTACTTTCAGTTGATTGCCCTATTCCAATACCACTTGCATTAGGAGCCAATCCGGGAGCGGCATTTTGTTGAAGAATTGCTATTCCTTGTTCTTGAGTCATCTGACCTGATTCTATATTTTGCTTAATCTCTAGCTCTAAAGGAGATAATTGATTACCTTGATTGCTTCCACCATAGTTATAATTTGGGTTTGCTTGGCTATTAGTCATAGGTATTTTAGAACCGTCTGACATTTCAACTGGATTTGTTTTTACTCCCTCTTTAGCCGCAGCAATTTGTTGTTGACGAACAGGATCAAGATTAAGGTATTGATTTTCTGTTAGGCCGTGAACAGAGGGAATGAAATAACCTTCTGGTGTTCTATAGCCTTTTTGACCTCCAAAAGTTTCTTCTTTTGAGTTGGGTGGTATTAAATACGCACCGGGTTGAGACCCTGAGCCGCCAGAATTATAATAATTAGCTTGCGCATTTTTATAGTTAATATCAGCCGCATCCGTTAGCTTTTTCTGTTCTGCTGCTGCCAAAGACTCCTCTTGATTCTTTTGCGCCATGTAGCCTTGATTAAAGCCATGTAATCCAGCACCTAATGTCTCACCAAAGCCAACCGGTCTATCGTGATAACCACTAGCTGCCAACATATCAGCAGCCATGTTCATCAGGCCCATGCTCTTAGCATCAGGTTCAAATTTTAAGTTAGATAAGTAATCGAGTAATCCGGCCATTACATGCCTCCGAATCTGCCCATACCACGAGGCATAGGCTTAGTGTAGGGAATTTGATTTCTTGCGGCCATAACCGGTGCAGGCTTCATTGGTCCACCTTCAGGCGGTTTAGGCGCAAGCATTTGTGCGCCCTGTCCTGTTACTTGTAGGCCCGTGCCTATTTGATCTAGTGTTGGCATTGATAGCCCACCAGCAGCGCCCCCTAATGATCCTGATCCTGCCCCTAATGCTGGGGCGGCCAATGATCCAGCATTTCCTACTGTTGGCGCTAATGCTGAATTTAGTGCGCCAGATACGGGAGCCTCAATGAGTGGCGATGATAAAGAGCCTACGCCTTGTGGTAAGCCACTTGATAAAGAAGCATTAAGGGCTTGTGAACCGGGCTGTGCTATTCCAGATACACTGCCCAAACTGCTACTAGCTGGTGCTGCTGTGGTAGCACCTCCACCTATAAGACCGCCAGAACTACCGCCAGCACTACCAGCACCGCCAGCACCGCCAGCACCAGCACCACCAGCACCGCCTGAAATTGCACCGCCTGCCGCTCCAGCTAATCCACCGACTACACCGCCTGCAACTCCTGTTACACCACCCATCAAAGCGCCTTTCCCTACATCACCACCTTGAGCGGCTGATGATATAGCGCCTACTCCTGCTCCTGCTGCGCCAGCCGCTGCAGCTCCTCCAGCTATGCCCGCTGCTGTTGCTGCAACACCGCCTGCCGTTGCTCCTGCTGCCACCGCTGCGGCTGTTGCTGCTGTTGCTGCTGCTGAAATAAAAATTGCCATTATGCTGCTCCTAAAAGTTTTAGCTCATATTCTTCAAAAGTTTCTGACCTAATTTCTTTCTCAATCTCATCAAGGTCAGTGGTATCAGTACGCCATACGTTGATAAAAGTTACGTCTGTTTCAGAGACACCGAGCCTTTTAATACCGGGTTGATCCACCATAATATAAGGCGCTGATATTAGCTTTGACTCTGTGCCATTTGTTATTCGAATTGTCCCTTGAGCCAGTATCGAAATATTTTCTTTGTTGTGAATAGCGCCTGTTATGACTGTTCCTGCCGGAATAAACATAGAGCGACAATAGACACCCTCTATCTGATAATGCGATATAGGACACTCGACTTGCTCAAGCGTTAGTATGATCTTCTCCAGTGCGAGAATCTCCGGCATATTGCCTTGCAGGGCTAGTAGGCTACTCATTAGCTTTTCAATGCAGAGATTAAGCCACCAGCACCAGCCGCCATGCCGCCTATATTGCCCAAGGTATTATCATAATAAGGTGTTGATGCCGTTGAGCTTCCTCCTAAGTTAGCGCCCGGTGAGTACGCGCCTAGCATCATATTAAGCATGTCTAACTTTTGTTGTTGTTCTAAATTAGCGTTAGTCATCTGATTTGAATAATTTTGATCTTGTCCAGAGAACAATCTTGTTAGAGCTGTGTTATTTAACTCATTACCAGCTGTTGCATTACCCATGTTTTGAGCTTGCTGTAGCATTCCTTGTGTATTATTTTGCAAACCTAAGTTAGCGTTGAACTGACTCATGTTATTAGCTTGTCCAGCGTTGAACTGGTTGTTTTGAGTATTCTGTCCAGCGTTGAACTGACTCATGTTATTAGCTTGTCCAGCGTTAAACTTGCTAATATCATTAGCTTGAGTGGCATTGTATTGTCCATTTTGCAGTCCATAACCAACCATTTGGTTGGCTGCTTGTGCTTGGTTATTTTGCGCATTCTGGAAAGCTGACCCGTAAAGCTGATTTCCAGAATCCATTGCCGCTATGCCTAAATCTCTTGCACTTCTGTCCATCCCTTGAAGCGCTAACCCTTGAGCAATACCTTGCCGACTACCGCCATATTGACCAGCTGCAAACGCATCGTTATTAATGCCTGGCATGACTTGTTGATTAACATTTTGAATAGCATCGTTATAGCCACGCATTGCCGTGTTAACATTAGCCTGATTCATTTTAGCTAAGTACGGGTTATTGGTTGGATCACCCTTTAAAACATTGCTCATTGCATTGGTAGGGTCTATTGCTCCCATGTCTCGCATTGACTGGCCAAAGTTATTCGTAGTCAATTGCGCGTTAGTTAATCCTGCATTAGCTGCATTAGCGTTAGTTAATCCTGCATTTGCTACAGGACCATAATTAGTATCGTAAGCACCACCTGCTATTTTATTCCCTAGCGCTGTCGAGTCATTGTAAGCATTTTGCATCGTGCCATAGCGCCCAGCATAGGCGTTATCTGACATCGCTTTTAAATTTTGTTGCTGAGGCGTTAGGTTTGAGTATTGATTAGCGTAGTTTCCTATCTCCTCATAAATACCTGTCGGACCCTTTCCATTATTGTCAAACATGCCAGTATCTTTGTTATAGGCGCTATTGCCATTTGTTAGATACTGAGCAGCCCCTGACCAAGGTGTTGTTGTGGTTGATGATGTTGTATTAGCCGATGGTGACGGTGGTGAGCCATAAAACCTTGGGCAAAAATAGGTAAAGAAAAAAGCAGTCAGGTTTTTTATTTTAAACATGTGAAGCCTCTATAGTTTGATAAGTGACGCTATTTTCTGAGTCATAGCCGAGTTTCTTGAGTGCCGGTAGCCAACCCTTGCGAGTAAGTGCAAACGTTGCGCGCCTATATCCTGTAAGTTTTACGAGTTCCTCAATGATCTTGAAGAAGTTATATAGATAATCTGGATCGGTACTAGCGTTGTGAATGAGTGCAATTAGAAGTCCATGCCCATCTGCACAATCAACCGTCTTGACAGTAAAGAAGCCAGCGTAAGCGCCCTCTATGTTGGCAACAAGAAGTTTTGATTGCTTGAGTTTTATTTCGTGGAATATATGCTCTGGATAGTCAAGCATGTCTGGACACTTGGCGCGCATGGCATTGATGCCGACTCGAATCTCAGGCCATATATCATATAGCTCTAAGTCGCTAGTTACTTCGTGTACTGATAGGTTTCCGTGTTCCAGTGCCATTGCGTCTCCCGACATGATAGCGTTGCTATATTATAACATATCATTACCCTAGCAACTTCCAGAGTGTACCGTTGTAATAGTATATTCCTGCACCGCTTCCGGGATTCCATGTCGTGCCATCAGCATAACGAATATCACCGTCGCGCAACTTTGTAGGTGCTGCGTAAACTTTATCCAAATGCCCTGCTGCAAGCGCATTAATAGCTGACTGTATAGCGATTAATTCATTAGCGATGTATTGCGTTAGGTACTGACTATCAGTCGGTATCGGTGCTGGAGCGTAGAATACGGAATTGCTATTGAGTGGCTGCATTACCATCCTTACCCAGATTATTAAGCAGTAGTGAGCCTAGCAATCCACTGGCTAACAAACTAGAACTGTTTTTGCGTAGTGGGTCAAAGGCTGCGAAACGGGAGCGTATGTTTTTAGGGTCTAATGATACATATTGATCTATGGGCTTTCCCTCAATAGAATCCATTAAAGTATTTTTTAAACGGACACTATCAAAACCTTTATCTGTTAATTCTTTTCTAGCTGCTTCTGGATTTATTACATCACCTACCATCCTTATATTACTTCCGTCTGGAAATTTATAACTATCCTTAAATTGCGTATGGTTATCAATTAAGTCAGATATTTCTTTATAATTTTCAGGTTGCCAGGGATTGTCCATTCTAATTTTTAAAGGCATTACAAATGGATTGTTTCTCTTTTCTGCAAACTCACTAGCAACGAATGGATCGTTAGTTGAAAAAACACCTAATTTTCCATCCCTGTTTCCTGAACCCATTCCGCCTTTAGAAAGATCAAAGCCATTAATTGCAGACTCAATTGTGCCGTCATATTTTTTAGACTCTCTCCCACCATGAAATGAGTCATATAAACTGTTTTTATATGCTTCCATCTCTGGATTAGCATTAGCATTTTCAACATTATACCTTTGCAGCTGTGGCGTTTCCATTGCCGAGCCGTTTTTCTCATACAAGGCCATTTCTTCTGGCGTTAGTTTTTGTCCTGACAAATGCTTGTTCAATAGCTCAAAATTGAGATTAGGGTTTATTATCTGCTCTTGAGTTGGATTTCTATACATATTGTTAGAAATAGAATAATCCTTGTTTTTACCTTTATTCTCTACAAAGCCAAATCGCTTGTATAAATCAATCTGTTTTGCTTTGCTTCCACCAAAATCACCAGCCGCTGTTAAGCTCATAGGTTGTTGGCTTGAATCAGCATATTGAGTCAAATCTTTTAAAAAGCTAGAGCCTAATCCCTGATTTCTATTTTCTTTTTCTATAAGAATTTTATCTAATGTCAATCCTTTATTACTTCCTGATATATCAGCATCTATTTTGCTTCCATATTTTTTATCTAAAATATCTCCGATTTGTTTAGCATTACCATAACCGCTTACAGCTAACCCCATTGGAGCATTTAAAGCCGCAGCCGTTCCCCAATCTCGCATGGCTTCAGGTGATTTAAAGTCTGCATTACTGGGAATATGCTGAGAGATATTATTAATCAAGCCACTACCGAACTTCTGAGCATTAGGATAATTATCCATTAGCCCTGCATAGTCGCTCATGGCTGAATCTTTTTGTTTCGATAACCAGTCTAACAATCCAGCCATTACCATCCTCCCATTGGGTTTACGTCTATATCGTAGGCATCCAGTCTCCATTGATAGGCAGAGCCGGTCATGAAGCGGATCGCAATATAACGGCCTGAGATTAGGCAGTCATTAGCAATCGTACTACCTATGGTGTGGGTCATTACCGGACCCCATACAGGCTCAAGAAACGGATCAGTCTGACTACCTATTTGAATTAACACCGTTTCACCGGTATTGCCTACAATACGCGGTCTAATACCTCTGATTAGCTTTAAGGTTTCGGACGCATCAAATGACAAGCCTCTGCGCTCAAGATAAGCGTTAGGTATTACGCCATCAAATGATGCTGAAGCATCTAACATGTAAAGTTTGGTGTTATTGCTGCCCATAATAACGCGAGCTGCTGTCGGCACAAAGTCTGGTCCATTCCATTTTGTTAAATCTGAATCCCAAGGTGCTGAATCTTGCGCCCAGTTACCGATTAAGCCATTATCAACCGGACCATAGGTAGCATGATTAACATTCGGCATGTCTCTGGCTGATACCGTCTTGTCAACATAGTTATAGATAATCGCCTTATCACAACTACTCGAACCAATCTGCGGATAACAAATATAGACTTCGTTAAAGAATGGATTAGCAAAGACAAACGCTTTCTGATAATTATCAACGTCAATCGACTGAAATAACGAACGTCTGGTGGCTTTATCCAATATTGATGTCGCAGAATTACCGTCATGAATAATTACGTCATTTTGCGTCAATACCACATGATAGCCATCAATGTCAGCAATACAGTTACGGTTCATCGCACCGGACTTACCCAGCACCTTGCTGAACTTAAAGATGTAATTGCCGCCAATGAAATCCATGCGCCAGCAACTATTTTCTTTATAGATCATAAAGGAGTCACGCAGCTGCATACCGTCAATGATCGGATCATAGCCCTCAGCCAAATCAGCTTCACCGGCCTGCTTGGTAGCATCAGCCTCGTTCCAGCTTGATGGCAAACCACCCGGATCGGCAGGGTGTGACCATTTGACCATGAATGGATAGTTAGTCGATCCCTTAGTGATATTTAACGCAATCAGATAGTTCTTAAACGCCTTGATGGATTTACAGTAAGTTGCAGCTGGCCAGTTCGTTAAATCAACAAACTTGTTAGCGGTGTTAAGGCTCCATGCCATAGGGACGGTTGCTGTATCACCTGCATTGAGGATAGGCACACCCGATAACAGCGTACTTGTCCATTGATTGACGACACCAGTACGAGCCGTTAAGTGTGATATGTCGTAATGTGTAGCTACACCAGCAACAATGGTGACAGCATACTGTTTGCCTGCTGTGGCATACACCCAGAAACGATTGCCAGCGACATTACACGGAATAACATGCTGAGGTGCATAAGAAGGCGTATTATAGACCTCACCATGCCCTAAATACTGCAAAGCATAGCCATCTAAAAACCTAATGTTCTTTGCATCACTCCATGCGTTAATTGGCATTTCAGACTGTGATAGGTCACGATTAAGACCTATCTGTCCAGTTCCTTTTACCTTAACCAACGGCATTTATATAGCCTTACCTGTCAATATTTGAGCTTTACGACCTGCTGCTAAATAGGGAGCAGGAGGCGTTAAAGCTGGCTCAACATTAGTTGTTGATAAGTAATCAAGAGTTTGACTCATAGAATCAAGTGCAAGATTAACTTCAGTCACTCTAATATCTTGAAAACGAGTCCAAAACACTTTTACTATAGGATCAGTTGAGTTTTGAATATACGCCTGCTCCTGTGGATAAAACAGCATCATAAACTGAACCGCTGTTACTATTGGAGGGACAGGCTCAGGTGTTGGAGGCACAGGCACAGGTGGTGGCGCACTCCACTTCTTAGTTGTTTCATTATACACCCACCCATCTTGAACATCTGCTGGCACAATAATAAATTCAGCAGCAACAGTTGGATAGTAAATAGTGGTTGGGTCTGTGGTTGTTACATCAACGGCAACATCATTAACATTTCTAGCGTAATTTGTCATCTTAATAACCTTCTGTCCAATATAAAACTACTATGCCAGCACCACCGCCTGATCCACCACTTCCTGAATCAGCACCGCCTCCACCGCCAAAACCGCCAACACCATTGCCACCGCCACCGCCTCCACCGCCAAAACCGCCAACACCATTGCCACCGCCACCGCCACCAAAACCACCATTATAATTAGCAGCACCACCACCGCCAACTGCTCCATTTCCAAAACCAGCAGTACCAGCATACCCACCACCGCCGCCTAATGATTTAGTAATTAGCTGTAAAAAGGGTGATATTAAATTAGTGCTTGTAGGTTGTGTTATTGAATTTCCAGCCAATCCTGCAATACCCATTCCCCCACTATTAGATGACGCATTTGTCGCAGTTCCTCCTCCATTTGAAGTAGCGGCTGATGCTCCTGTATACCCTGCAAAACCAACTCCACCGCCACCACCAGTTTGTGATGCTGCTGTTGTTCCACCGGCGCCACCCCCTAAGCCACCGCCTCCTGCATACGATGCAGTTGCACTACTAGATCGTCCTCCGATTCCACCGTCGCCATAAAAAGAACCAGCAGCACCACCACCTGCGCCGCCAGAACCTGCCACAGTACTTCCACCTGCGCCGCCAGATGCTGTCATAAACCCACGCAATAACGATGAACCAGAGCCAGTTCCTCCAACTCCACCTGATGTTGTTATTGACATTGATCCTCCTGTTGCAGTTAGCAATGTTCCAAATGATGATGTGCCTGCTGCTGCACCTATCGTGATTGTTGGCAGTAATTGACCCGGTATTACATCAACAATACCGAAAGCAAATCCACCGCCACCGCCACCGCCTTTTCCGTTACCGCCACTATTACCACCACCTCCAAAAACAGCTACGCCGATTTGAAACACATTCTGTGGCACAGTTTCAGTTGATGTTGTGGTAGTAATTAATTTGTATTGTTTCCATTCGGAAGGAGCAACACGAACAAAACCATTAGGCGGTAAAGGATAACCATAAGAACCTTTATTCATTAGAAGTTACCTCCATAAGCCATAACCTTTACACCAGTTTGAGCAATAGTCGTTGTTGCTCTTAATGAATAGCCAGTTGGAATAATCATTGGCATAACATTTGGCGAGTTATTAGTTGATGTTGTAGTGTTAAAAGCCGTTGCTGTGGTGCTTGATGTTACTGCCACAACTGGTATTTGTTGCCATAAATGATAGGTTGTACCATCATAAATAAACAGATTAACAATACCTGCCACTGTGTTCGCTACACCTTGAATATCAATAAAATCAATACGAGTGCCATTTGAACCAGCCGTTAAGACTGTTCCGACCGTAGTAGGCGCAGTCAATGAAGTATCTGCGGTTGTTAGTAGTGCCGCTCCAAATACGGGAGTTGAGGCATATTGTGCTGTAGTTGACATTTTATATAATTCCTTGTGCCATTAATAAATAAGATGGAATAACAAGCTCTGCCCAACTGGCATTAGTACCATCAGTTGTAACAAACTTTCCTGCGTTTCCTGCTTGTGATGGTAGTGCTGCGTTAAACGCTGTTGCAGTAACAAAAGCGCAAGTTGCTATTTGCGTCGTGCTTGTTCCAGTCGGTGCGGTTGGTGATGTTGGCGTTCCAGTTAATGCAGGAGATGCTAAAGGAGCAAGTAAATTATCCGCTGCTATTCTATTTGCAATCTCTAAATTATCCGCTGCCAATCGTATAGCCGCTTCATTAGCAGTAGAAGTTGTTGCAAATTCAGTTGTCGCAAGATTAGTTGTATTGTCACCAACGGTTCTAGTTAAACCAACAGCCTCATTAAGTGTGGTTTTACCAGTTACACCAAGCGTACCAGTAACCAACTCATTACCATCAACAGTAAAATTACCTGTTAATTTCTGATTACCTGTCTTGCTTAAGAACTCCGATCCACCTAATGTGACAAAATTAGTTCCGTCGTACATTAACAACATTGGATAACCAGCAACAATATCACCAGCCGTAGGATCAGCACCTGCCATTGTCTTAATTGATCGAATACCTAAACCAGACACATTAACAGTCAATGCACCTGTATTGGTGACTGCTGCTTTATACAGCAAGCACAACATAGGCGTATAGCCAACTAGAGCGGTGCTAGGTGTTAAAACATGGCCTGTGGCTGTACCAGTATCGGTTGCAGTAACTAAAATCGCTCCAGTGAAGCCGTTAAGCGTTTCTTTTAAAACTGTTTTAAGCAACCTTAAATGGTCATCACCTTGACTCTTTGGGTCGGTTGAAGTCGGTGAGGTAATAACCAGATCATTGATGTAGTTACCTGTTTCAAGTGCCATTATTTACCCCTGCTTCATAGTCATGGTGGCTGATTGCCCCCAGTTTTGTAAATTAATGCGCTCAACATCAGCGCTGTATAGGCTTTCCATACCGGCTATAATTTCATTATCACGGGTGTATTGCCCTGCGTAGATCAAACAGCAATGTAGGTACGCGTCAGGATAATTAGTGAGAATGTCATTGGTTGTGTTGGTATCAGATAAGCCCGGTATCGCTGCCAGATACTCTAACGTTAATGAATAGTTGCCGTTGGGTGTTGGGCCTAGCAGTAAATTACTGCCTCGGATGGAGTAACTTCTTGGCATTGAAGAAGTATAACTTCCCCAGCGTTGCACTAATAGCTCAGGTGGCATAGCGTCTAAGACAATGGTGACACCTCCGGATATCATAGACAGCGATCTGGCCTTATTAAAGTCGTTTGGTAAGGCGATTGTGTTCGTGCCTGATGTTGTGGTTAGGGTGGTCACTTTGTCTAATTGCCGCGTATCCAGATCAAGTTGCATTCTGGCTTCAGCAAGCCTGATAAAGTCAGGAATAACTGAGTCTAAATCAGTACGGTGTAGCCATGTGCCGATTGCTGTTGATAAATCTGAATAGTTAGCGATAGCCATTAGACAGCCCCTTTCCAGACACGAAAGCCCTCAAGTGACTTATCATTTAGCATTGATTTAATATGCTCTTTATCACGCAAGAACTCTTGAAAGGTTAAGCCGACGCGGTTCATGTAAGCCTCAATAACCACCATCGGTATGGTAGCCGCATGTTTCATATCCTTCGAGCCAACATCACCGACTTCTACTTTATCTTTGACAGACTGTAGGATAGGCTGAACGTCTTGCATGGTCTTGACGACCATCAAGTCATCTTGCACGCTTAAGTGAGACAACATTACAAATCTTCCAAAGGGGTAATGTTGCAGATGCCGGCAGAGGCTTGCTGTATAGCCGCTATGTTGGTATTACCTGACACCTTAAGAATTAAGTTATCAGCAGGGACCATTAAAATGTCAGCATTAGTTGCGACAACAGAAGAGTCTCCTACCTTAACGAAACAGTTTGCGGTTACAGAAATACGAATGTAGTTAGGCTTAGTGCCGCTTGCTGTATTGGGGATAGCTCCCCTGTTAGAAGTGCCGGATGTCGTTAAGCTGACACCTACGGCCTGAATTTGGATAGCATCGTCAATCATCTAGTGTCTCCCGACAGTAGGTTGAGTGGGCTTTTACACCCACTCAGGTTGAGTCTTAAGACAAGTCTTTTACAGCAGCAGAAGCCTTCTCTTGACGGGCTTCTAGTGTGTATTCAACTGTGATAAGTTTCTTTTCTGCGTCACCAGTTTTAGCCAGATCAACAGTGTCAAATGAACGCAATGTTGCCAATGCCCATTTTTCAGTTTCCAAAATAAACGCAGTACGAGTACGTTGGAAACGGTTAGGAACCACCTGTAGCGTACCAAAGTCGCTGATGTAAACATCAACAGCCGCAGTCACAGACTTATCTTCAGCCTTATCAAAACGGGTTGAACCGCCTGTGAAGGTTGAGAAAGTTTGTTTTTGACCAGGACCGACCATAATCATGTCTGGCTCGCCACCTTGTGCGTACGCTAACTGCAATGCGTTCTTTAGCTGAGTCTCAGTGAAGGCACGTTGCGTACCATCAGTCGGAGCCGCCCAAGAACCCATTGTGTACACAGGTGCAACACCTGAAGCGCCTAAGTCTACGTTAGTAGCGATCCAGCCTTCTAAGCCTCTTAACTGACGGGCAGCAGAAGTAGAGCCGGCATGAGTTGCTGAGTTGCCAGCGTTAGAAACTGCGCCAGATACACCGTTAGCAGCAGACACAAGAGCCGCTTCCATGTCTCTTTTCAACTCAGCAGATTTCATGCTTAATTGATAAGACATCTCGTTGTTACGACCGGCTGACTTAACGGCTTGGTTAGTACCAGAAATGACGACGTTTTTAGTCGAAATTTGCGTGTAGTTACCTAAACGAGTAGTAGGCGTTACAGAGGCAAATGAAGATACATCATCGCCCTCGATCTGAGCGTTAGCAGTAACTGCCGCCAAATCTTGAGTTTGCCATTCGTGGAAAGTGTTAGTTGCCTTTACCTTTGGAATTGCTGAAAGGAAAGGAGTTTTAGTCGGTGTGATTCGGTAGATAATATCTGCTAAATCTTCTTTAATACCCTTGGTTTGGAACGTCTGGTAGGTTCCTGTTACGATAGCCATTTTATATATTCCTGCTTAAATTAATGTGCCTCTCGGCATGATTACCCGAACAAAGCTGCAAAGGCGCTGGTTGCATCGTCAATTGATCCTGACCTTGCTAAACGCTGCATGGCTTCACTTCGGTTGTTATTGCCTTGACTTGCCACACCCGGTCTTTCAACCCTTGGCGGTAAGTTTTGGACTTGTTTAGCTGCTGCCTTCGATTGTGCCACTAGCTTTTCATATCGCATTGAATTTAATACCAGTGCAATATTAGAGGCTTTGGATTGATTCAAGTTTTGTAGTTCGTCACGGGTGTAGCCCTTACCAGTCAAGTATTTGATTAGCTCTTGCTCTTCCGCTTGGCGTACGTCTTGATTCTTCCATTCGGGTATAATCTCTAGCATCTTTGCTCCCTCTGTCTCCAGATGCGCTGCCATGCTTTGCTGCTGTTGGGCTTGGTTTTGCTCGTTTAGGTACGCTTGCGCGGCCTGTGCCTTGCTAAACTCTGCCTGACGTGCAGCGAATACTTCTTTTTGCCTCAAATACTCATGCGGATTGTTTTCCAGTAGGTTAGCCCAGTCAGGTTGCCCCTCTTGCGCCCACTGATTCGCTGTCTGCATAAAGTGGTTGATAGCGTTCTGCAATTGCGCTTGTTGCTGAGTAGTCGCAGCTTTCTGTTGCTCAACCTCACGTCGTAAGTTAGCGGCTTCCTCAAACTTCTGGTTTGATGCCTCTCCCTTTTGATAGTGAGCGATCAACTCGTCACGGCTTACTTGCTTCTCTTCGCCATTGATTTTGACGGTAAAATTATCAACTGACTGTACAGGCTCAACCTCTTGTCCGGCAGGAATGTCGGAGGAAGCAGCGTCTATGCCATCACTTGAGTGATCTTCTTGCGCCAAAAATGCAGACAGCAACGCTGCATCATCGTTACCAGACTGGCTGGTTTCTTGCTGTACTTCTGCGCCCTCATATTGGGTAGCTTCTGGTTCCATAGTTAAAATATCCTCTTAAGGAAAATAACGCTTCTCAGCGTGGATGAGGGTGTCTCCCGACATGCCTCGGTTACTATTTAAAGCTGACTACTTTATCTTTACTGTCTTTGTAGCCGGGTGTTCCTGCCTTCACGGCTGGAAATGAATACTTTAAGCGAATAAACTCAGGTGCTTTCTTGTCATTAGTTAGCACCTCTGTAATTCTCAATGCTGGATTCGCTAACTCAGCCTCCAAACAAAAGTCTAATAATTCTGCAAATTCAGAGTTTGCATTGCCTGCGTTCCCTGCTCCAGAACCGTCTGAAAGAACTGTTTCAGGTGTTGCATTGCTTTTAGCTGTCGCCATATCTCTTCTCGCTCTTCTCTCGTTAGTTCTGAATTATTCAGCCAATTGTCATAATAAAGGTTGTCCAGGTGCTTGAACGCTTCCTGGAATAAGGGGCTGTTGACCAGCGCCTCCGCTTGCTGCTTGCGGTATATTAGCTCTTGCGTAGAGTCCATTGTTAGCCTGCTGTCCAAGAATTACTTTGTGGTTGATTTCTTCGTTCATTAGCCCGTATTTGGCGGCTAATTCCTCACGCTTCATCTGTATATCAGCTTCCAGTTTTTGCTGATCTTGGGTGATCTTCGCTTCTGTCTTGAGACGCTCAATCTCCATCATCGCTTTAGCTGTTTCAATCTGTGGATCGGGCTTTGACTCTGGGGGTGGTTGAGTGGCTGGATCGGTGAAGTATTGCTCAGGGTTACTAAAGCCCAATGTCTCAGCGAGCTTAACACCTGCCTTGTAGACATTATCCGGCTTGACAACACCAGAGGCGGCTGCTTGCCCCATTGCTGCGCCCAAAGCCGTCAAGTTCTGAATAATTTGATCTTTGTTGCCGGTGCCAAGCCCGACATTCACATTCAAGTGAAACTGGTTCTTCCACTCACGCGGATCAATGTCTATCCAGCCGCCTGTAGCCTTGATTCGCTCGGCTTTATCTTGATACTTGGAGACTAACTCCAGAATCTTGATAAATAGGCTCTTAACACCATTTTCAGCGAAATTACGAGCAATCAGCTCAATACGCATGTCAGCACGATTCGTGACAATGTTCATGCCTGTTGCGGTGTGATTAACCGCGTTCATGTTACCGCCCTGAGTTTCTGCGGTGAAGCCAGTTCGGTTGCCTCGTTGTGTGTCGACATAATCAAGCATCGACATCGCTGACGTTAGATCGCCACCACCTGCCTGCATAGGACCAACAGCGCCCGGTGATTTAACGCGAACAATACCGCCAGGACGTGACGTTAATAGATCGTCAAGATTAACCTGACCTTCTAATGCCCATGTCCTGCCGTTGACTGTTAAGTACAAGTTATCAATCAAGGCACGCATTAAAGAAGTCTTGGTGCGCTGTGCTTCCATTGCCAAATCTGCAACAGATAAGCCAAAGAACTGGTGAGGGATTGGGATCGGTGTTAGTGAGATAAACGGTTGCCCATCACACTCAACATTCTCAAGTATCTGATTACCGGCACGAACGACCTTGCGCCATTCTTGTATGCCATCACCGTCATAATCTACCTTTAAGTAGCACTCTGTCACCCAGACCACACGAGAAGCAGGATCGCCATTCTCCATGTTGCCACGCCCACCCAGATACGGTGATTCATCATTCTGCATCTTCCGAGAAACTCGCTCAGAGCCAAAAGCCCCGTCATTCTCATCAGAGCTTATGTTATCAACATTGTCGTAGCCAGCCTCTTTCAGCTCGCCTATGGTGCGTTCGAATCGGTGCGCTACAAAAGGGGAATCTTCGCAGTTCTTAGCCCTTCGTGAGATAAGGAATTCTTCAGGTGGTACGTTCTCGATGCAGCAGTAGCCTTTATCAACGACACGCTTGACAGATATATCATGTAACTGTTGACCAGTCAGTTGATCTGGGTAGGCTGTATGCTCGATAGGCTCAACGTGCTTGTCTTGCAACAACATGCCAAGTTCAATATCATCAAGTCCGACATAATCTTCACGGGCTTCGTCAGTGGTTTTATCCCACCAAACTTTAACGATGCCATTCTTGGCAAGGAGTGCGTCTTTAAACCAAGTGTGTAGGATTTGGAAGCCTTGATTCTGCACATAGAACACATGACGACCAATATATTCAGTAATATGATCTTCTTGCTCTTCAAACTGCTCAGACTTGGCCTGAAACTCGACGACCTTATCACCACCGGCAAATATCTTTAGCAGTGAAGGCAACATCCACTCGACTGTATCCATGACAGAAGTATCAACCACCGCAGAACGTCCATCAATAGAGGGAGGTGCTAAGTCGCCAATAGGCTTTGCGTAGTAATATTCGAGGGCTTTCTGACGGTTCTTAGTTAGCTCACCTGAGCCGTAACCTAGCGACTGCTTGATCTCTTGGTCAGTAAGTGCTTTGAGCTTGTCGTCAGTCATCTTGCTCATTTGCTGACCTTGCTTTCGATAACTGATACTCGTGTATCAAGTCTTGATAGTTCGTGCCGTAAATCTCTGTCTATCGTTGCCAGTGTATCGTTGATCTCGCCTAAGCGCTCATGGAGTTTATTACCCATCCAGCCGATCACGACAATTAGAACTGACATCAACATGCCAACTACCGGCATTAATATATCTGCTTCACTCATGTTGTCTCCCGACAATAAGCTATTTTACAACCGCTTGTCCGGTGACAAGATGCCAGCACCACCAGCTACCGCCATACCTAATGCAGTAATAGCAGCGGTCTGGTCGTCAGAAAAATGATAGACACCAAAGGCAGATAAGCACCAGATAACGCCTCGCCAAGTGGATGGTTCTTTTAAACGATTGAATAGATAATTCATACTCACTCCTTTCCATTTGTGCTAATTATACCATATTTGCAATGTTATAACATAACATATGTCAATTGTAATTTAATGACGGATACTTGAGCTTACCGCCACCCCAAGTATCGTTTGTCATGTGCTGTTCAGCCATTGCTATGTATCTGAAGCAGTCAGCACCATGTGAGCTATCATCATGCAGTGGCGCACCGAATGTACCAGTGCTTTGGTTCTGCGTCCGTCGGTAGCGTTTAAGCTGGTTTAACAATGCTGAGGCCTTATCATCTACCCACACTCTGCCGAACATCATACGGGCTGATTTAATGCCCTCCTCAATGTCATCACGACCTAGCACGAACACCGAGCGACCAAAGGCTTGCAACATTTCTTCAGTCGATTTGCCAGACTTGAAGTCACGGCTACGACCATCATGCGGAATATAATCAACGCCCCAGTTATAGGACTTGTTGCGCAGCTCATCAACATAGCTGTCTAGCGTTCTGTGCGAGTCCTCGATGTAATCAATAACCCTAACCTCACCCGAACCAGAGCGCTGCACCATCGCTATACTCATTGAGTCATTCCAGCCTAAATCCCATACAGTATGCACTTTAAGTAGCGGATCGTAAGGTGCGCGGCCTTGCCTTTTCTCCAGTAATAGCTTGGTGATCTCTTGCGCGTAAATAGCGCCTTCAACCGCTGGACGACATTCACCACCCCAAACCGTCTTATATCCTTCTGGATCACGCTTAAGCCAGTCAATGCGCTCTTGCTCTAACTCATCAGGAAACCAAATATTATCAGACCAATTAACCTTGATAACGAGTGAGTTATCAGATTGATTAAGAACGAAACGCTGGTAGGTTTCATCTGTGTCTAGTTCAGGGTTAAAAGTTATCCAAATCTCTGAACCTGGTGAACGAATAGTTGGCACTAAAGCATCCCATGACTTCTTAGTAACGACCTGAGCCTCTTCAACCCAGCAGATTGAACATGATTCAAATGATTTAAGATTAACAACTGATTGTTGCCTGATGCCAGCGAATACAAATTCCGAACCATTCACACAAGTTATTCGTGTTTGCTGTACGGTGAAGAATTGAGCCAGCCCCATATCTTCAATTTGCTTCTTCAGAAGGAAGTGAACTGACTCTTGGATAGAGTTTTGTGTTTCTCTTGCACAAAGAATACGGATAGGTGCTTCAATGGCTTTGATAATGAGTAATCGTGCCACTGTCCAGCTCTTACCGCTCCCCCTGCCGCCATAAGCAATTTTATAACGCTTAGGCTGCGTGAACGGGATCAGCGCATTGGGTATCTCTAAGTCTAAATCGAGATTATCGACCACGAATTGTAATCGTCACGTTAAGGTTGCCAGTTAGCTCATGCTTTTCAGCGGCATCAAATCCTTGCATCTTATTAATCGCTTGAACTGAGGAGATAATATTGCCAGCATTGTCAGGCGCATTAATGACAGCGATTAACGTCTTAAGTGAATCTTCCCTTGTCCAAAGTAGCTTTTCAGAGAGTTGAGCTTTGAGTTCATCAACCCTTACCCTAACCTTACCGTCCGCCATTAGTTGTGAGGCCTTGACTTGTGTTACCTCATTCTTGGTTGTTGGCTTCACATTGTAAGCCTCTCTGTAAGCATCAGCCTGTGTTTTGCCTCCTGCTACAGCTTGAGCAAATACTTCTTGCTTAGGCGTTAGCATATTCTTCTAACTCCTTTAGTAATTCTTCATAGCTGATTGTATTTTTGCCACCATCTATCTCAACGCTCATCAAGTAGCGTGGACGATTTAGATTAACAACCATGTGTTTTTTATCTGTATTAAACACATAGTAAGTAGTTGGCATATATGACAACTCTATAACTTTTGAATTAGTTATTGTTTCATCATCAGTGAATAGACAATGGCTTGGACTATCGCTAAGGAGTAAGTTAATACCACATCGCCTGTTTCCGTCTGTGTGCCAGTTATAAACATGGAATGGGTGCATCATTAAGATGCCTACCAATAATGAATGTTTAATAGACAAATACTTAAGTAATGGCTCTTGAAGATAAATGTTTTCTGGGATTTGTTTTGCTAGAAATGAATTATGCGCTTTCCATTCTGTGCCATCATTAACTAATGACCATACCTCATTAGCAATGTTTGACCTTCCTATTTCTGAATAATACTCAGACGGCTGCATAAACCCCTGACTTCATTTGTGTTGATAACTCTGAGGCTCTATTGCCGACATCTTTTGACCATTTGCTTGCTAACATTTCAACTGAGGCCTTCGCATAATCCCCAGCTTCAATAAGCTGCAATGTTTTCTTGAATTTAAGTAATCCGACTAATCCCATGTTGAAGCACATGTTTATTAATATGTCTTGTCTTACCGTATCGAGTTTATTGATGAATGGTATGGCTTCTTCTAGCTGATCGCTGCATTTAGATACCATGAGCTTTAGTATCCTTTCTGCTTCGACTTCATTAATGCCGTTCTTATAAGCATTGCTGATCTCTAAGCTACTTAAGTGCAAAGGGTTAGCTTTCAGGTTATAACCGTATCCGATGGTTTCCTTGCCAGCCGTACAAAGATACATTCGACATCGGTAGCCTTCGTGACGCTTTAATTGCTCAATCAATTTATCCATAAAACACTATATGTAGTATTAATTTTGGCTCTATTATACCATATCTTGTATTTTTGCAATATTTTCCGTTTTATATGAGCTTTCATCTGCTCTAAACTTGGCTACTTTCTTTCTATTCTTATTAGTCGTTTTAAGTGCCATTAGAAATACTCGCTATCATCATCTTTCCATATATCATCAAATACCTTCAGAGCGTACTTGACTATGACAGCAGTAATACCAATAACTCCGATTGATAGCGCGATTAAGACGGCTAATAATTGCATATCCATTCCTTACCTCTGATGTTTTATTTCAATTTCGTACAATGGTTTTTCTAAGCCGCAATCTACACAAGTACGTTTCTTCCAGCTCACATAAGTTGCCCAGTGTGTGTGCTTACATTCCTTATACATAACGGGTGCGTTGAATAGGTTTACTGGATCAAATTTCATCATTGGCCAACAGGTCATGCTAATTCATCCTCTGCTTTCATTTCTTTGTAACGCTCAAGGGTGTCGATGGCTTCCTGCACGTCTTGTTCTTCATCTTTAACGCCACGCTGTCCTGCACATAGCAGTTTCTTGATAGCATGTTGAATACAAGGATCGGTTACTTCCCATTCTTTGAGTATGCGATACACGTCCATGCCATCTAGGTGGGAAGTATCTTTATAATAATGACTATGCTTTTTCATCTAATATCCTTGTTAGTGCTTTCATTCGTGCCGGAAGTATTGATAATCCTTCTTCAACTATTAAACGCCATACCTCTATTGGATAGGCTATTTCTTCTTTTTCGTTCGGCAATCGGTGATAGAGAACTCTCATTTTTTTGTACAAGAAATCTACATCGTCATCTTGTAAACTGGATGCTCTACTCATCTCTTAAATATCCTGCAACAAGAAATAGCCAGGTAAACTCAAAGCCTTCTACCTCAGTCATTACCCAAGGAAATATGGTCCAGTCTTTTAATTTTAGAAAACCCCAATAGATCATTGCGCTGCTGCCCTTGCTAAGTTTTCAGAAAGTAATGTTTTTGCGTGCTTGGTTACTTTTATCCGATCAATACCTGCCCATCTAACTCGATTAGGTATAGAAGCTAAATATCCTTTTAAGAAAGTAATTCGATCACAATCATCAGGTCTAAATGTTCCTATTTGATTAATGTATTCAATCTCTGATTCCGTTCCCCAAGCTACAAATTCTTTTTCTTTTTTAACAGGTAACATCAGCATCCCCACCAGGTTGAATAAATCACATAAATCATAAATAAAATCGTTGCGTAAAAAGGGAACACGAACCAATCAATCATTTTCTAATCTCTCTCACTGTGATGCCGTACTTATCTAACATCAGCTTGCGTTTAATAATAAATTCGGGTGTAGACTTGCCGCCCTTAACATCCTCAACTATCAAGTTGCCATTCTCGATATATTCAAAATCAGCAAGATAATGACAGGCTCGCTCCATCGTTCCATCTGATCGCCTTTGCTTTGGTATCAGTTCATATTTAGATTGCAGCTTGAGTTGCGATATAACGCCAGCATTGTTTAATACATGTAACTCTGCATAACGCTTGGCTTCTGCTTTACTGGCAAACTCATGCCCATTGATGAGCGTCTTGCAATTCTTATACTTTGAGGAAGCCATGTTCTATCCAGTAATTTTGTGTTCTCTCAACACCCTGCCTATGAGCCAATTCTGCATAATCCTTGTCAAATAATCGTGTGCGTCTGTCAATTTCGTCATGGCAGCTGCTACAGCAAAATGCACCATGAATATCATGTTTCTTTAATGCCATGCCTCCACCGCCTAAATGAGCCAATACCACTGTTTCTGGGTTGCGGTTACATATGCCAGGCAATCTGACTAAGCAGTCTTGTCCTCTGGCTGATTCACGCAGCTTAGACATTTGCTGTAAACCTTACGTCCAACTCATTCACCGCATAGGCGTATATCTGTTCAAAATAGATACTTATGCCCTTAGTGGTTAGCTTTGTTGTACTGCCTACCATCTTGAGTGTTCCGTCTGGCATTTCTTCCCATTTCTTATAACCTGGCAGAGTTATTTCTTCATTAGCTTCATCAGGTAAAAACAATCCTTTTAAATGCTCGTGCCAGATTTTAGGCGTGTAACTTTTACCGTCTATGCGTACTTGCCTTGATATGTCTCCCAATATAGCTTTCCATTGGTAACGGTTTTGACCATCGGTGCGTTTCTTGACGTGTTTTTGTATGACGACTTCCATACTTCTATCAGTCGGTAAATCACCGATAGTTTTCTGTGCATGAAAAGCACCACGCTCATCTATTACAAAAGTGACTTTCATATGCTAATTACTCTTGACATTTGTAGCCTGTAAGCTACAATAGAATCATGAATTACGAAATACACACTACTGAAGTTTTTGATAAATGGTCTGCCAAGTTGAAAGACCGCCAAGCGGCTATGGCAATAGCGTTGCGTTTGGCTAGAGTTGCTAATGGTAACTTTGGCGATACTAAAATAATTGGTGAAGGTGTTAGCGAACTGCGTATTTTTGTTGGTCCGGGCTATCGCATTTATTACACTATCCGTAATAACGAAATTGTTATTTTGTTGTGTGGTGGTGATAAATCGACGCAACAAAACGATATTAAACAAGCCAAAGAACTGGCTAAAAACTTGTGAGGCTTCTTTATGAAAACTGAAACAAAACCTTATAACCCTTTCGATCACTTGTTGACTCAAGAAGATATGAGCGACTACTTGACGCAAGCATTTTTGGATGATGATCCTGCTGTTTTTGTTACTGCGCTGGGTCATGTCGCCAAAGCCAAAGGTATTACTCAGCTTGCTACTGATACAGGGCTTAACCGTGAGAGCCTTTACAAAGCCTTGTCCGGTAAAACGCAACCTAAATGGGATACCGTCCATCGCATCATCATCT